CGATCTCGCCGCGCGAGCTGATCAACGCCGCTTCGCTGACAATCGTCTTCGGTAACAATCCGAATTACGGCTTCCGCCTCGCATTCATCAATCGTTGCTCACGCATCGACCAAGTGACTGTCGACCAAGTCGTTCAGAGGCACTTCGCCTGATGATCGACCACAAGGATAGCGTCGAACTGATCCGGCGTATGTCCTGGTCGATCGCAAGAAAGCTTCATGGCTCCGGCGCAACGTCGCTCAGCCATGAGGACGTCGAGCAAGAGCTCTGGATGGTTTGGTGTCGCGCCCGTGACACGTTCGATCCGACGCTCGGTGTGCCCTTCAAGGCCTATCTCATTGAAGGCATTCGCCGCAGCAAGCTTGCGATCAACCGGAAGGTCTTCAACCGCATCGGCGAGGAGCGCGCATCAAGCCTCGATGCTCCTGCCGGTCGTGACGACGAAAGTGCGAACCTCGGCGACATGATGCCGGGCAACGAACCCCTCCCCGACGCTGAAGTCGAGGAGATCACGCATTACACCTGGGCGCTGCGCCGTCTCAGCAGCCGCTCCGCTCTGTTCCTGAAGCTGCTCTACGAACAGCCGCCCGAGCTCCTCGAGCAAATGCGCCAACTGAAGGCCCGCGCCGACTACGCCAAAGAGATCGGCGCGCAGAATGTTTTGATCAGCCAGATCACGACGGGCTTCGTCTTCCGTCTGATGGGCGCTGATCGCCCCGAAAGAACGAAGATCCTCGCCGAGCTGCGCAAGCTCTCCGAAAAGGTTCAAAGGACTGCTGCATGACTGCCATTATCCCTTCTTTCGCGCCAGGTTGCTTCGGCTCTGCACTCGCTTTCGAGGAAGCGGCACCGGTCTGCTCGGTGTGCAAGTTCGCTGAAGCCTGTCGCCCGCTGCACGAAAGCAATCTGATGATCCTCAGAGAGCGTGTCGGCGTGAAAGGCAAGGGTAACAAGAACGCCAAGAACCCGCTTGTCGTCGATAAGCCAGCGGCTGCTCCCGCTGAGCTCACCCTGCCGAAGAAGGTCCAGGCGCTGGTCGAGAAGCTCGACAACTCCTCGCTGTTCGTGACCGAGAAGCTGAAGCGCGGCGAAAACCCGTTCAGCCAGCCCAGCATGTCCTTCATGAAGATCGCGGCGCATCTGCTCTTGAAGATGACGAAGCCGCTCGATCGGCCGACGCTCGCCTACGCGTTCACAGCCAAGCTCGGCTGGACCGATGGCACGGCCGACAGTCACGCGCGCATGGCAATCCAGGCGCTCACACATATTGGTGCCGTCGAGAACGTCGACGGCTTGATCACACTGAGGAGAGAATTTTGAGAAGCGGCAATTCCAAACACGTCTATCTGGTCGCCTATTTGCATGAGAAAGGCTTCGGCCGCGCGACCGTGCAGCGTGACAGTCCGATCAATTCCTCTGCTGAAATCGACGTCGTCGACAAGGCGTTGTCCGAAAACATGGGCGTTGCTTGCTCGACCTTCAGCTTCCAGCTCATCGAGGTCACACGCTAATGCATGCCATTCTCGCAGCACGAACCGACTTTTCACTGGGCGAAAGCATTCTCAAAGCCGAGAAGCTGATCGACATCGCCAAGACCCAAGGGGCAAAGTCCGTCGCGATCACCGACACCATGTCCGTGACCGGCATGATCGACTTCACCAACCGCGCCAAGAAGGCTGAAATCAAGCCTGTCATCGGCGTGCGCTTGCGTCTGTCCGAGGATCCGACCTGGCGACCTGAAAAGGGCCAGAAGAAAAAGCATATGCCTGCAGAGCACTTTCTCACAGCCTACGTGCTGACCGAGGAGGGCTTGAAGTGCGTCTACCGTCTCTTGTCGAAGGCCAACACCGGCGACACTGAAGACGCTGCCGGCAACAAGGTGCCTGGCCGCTTCTACTACACCGCAAAGCTCGGCTACGACGATCTCTGGGAAGAGTTCGCAAAGCTTGGCGCCGGCCACCTCGCGATCCACCTGGGCGACACCCATGGCGTCATCATGCGCAAGGACGTCGAAGAGATCACCGAGAAGCTGGTTGACTACCTGCACCCCGATTACGTCTTCGCGCCGCTCATTCCAGTCGACACTCCCTATTTCGGTGCCGTCAACAAGCGCTCTCTCGACCTCGTCAGCCGCTTCAAGGCGCGTCCGCTGGTCATTCGCCCTGCCTACTACGAAGCCGATCAGGCAGACGCCCACGAGGTCATGTATGCGATCGCCAATGGCAACAAGATCGCCGACGGCTGGCACAAGTCGAACTTCAACCGCGACTTCCATGTGCTCAAAGCCTCCGACCTCGGCGTCGAAGTCGTCAAAGCGGCCAAGCACGTCGCTCTGCGCGGTGTCGTCGGTGCCGGCGCACAGTTCAAGCAAGGATTGGCAAACACCGACTGGCTGGTCGATGCGGTCGAATACACCTGGTCCAAGCAGCCGGTGTCGCTGCCGATCATGGCCGCGGACGAGTTCGCAAGACTGGTGGAGCTGTGCAAGATCGGCTGGAAAGAGCGCTTCAGCCAGGAAAGCTTCGGTCACAAGCCTGAGCGCCAGGAGCTGGTCGACGTCTACAAGCCAAGGCTTGAATACGAGCTGTCCGTTCTGAAGAAGCTGGCCTTCTCCGGCTACTTCCTGCTTGTCGAGGACGTCGTCAAATTCGCCAAGTCGAACGGCATCCTCGTCGGTCCTGGTCGCGGGTCCGTGGGCGGCTCCCTCGTTGCGTATCTGATGGGCATCACTGACTGCGATCCGCTGCGCTTCGGGCTGTTGTTTGAACGCTTCATCAATCCGGAACGTCTCGACCTTCCTGACGCCGACTTGGACTTCATGTCGACGCGTCGCCATGAGATCGTCGATTACCTGATCCAGAAATACGGTCAGAAGCGCGTCGCCGGCGTGTCGAACTTCGGCACGCTTGCGGCAGCCTCCTCGATCCGTGACGTCGGTCGCACCTTCGCCATTCCTGAAAAGGAATACTCGATCTCCAAGCTGGTGCCGAAGAAGCACGGCGCGAATGTTCCCCTGCCCGACTGCCGCATCGAGGTCGGCGAGATCGATGAATTTGCGCAGAAGTATCCGGCGCACTGGGACATCATGGAGCGCATCGAAGGCACGATCCGCAATATGAGCCAGCACGCGGCCGGTATCGTCGTCGGTGGCGTCGATCTCGAGGAGCGCGCCGTCATCGAGCGACGGAAAGGCGACAGCGCTGTTGTCTGTTGGGATAAGCGCATCGTCGAGGACCAGGGCCTGGTCAAAATGGATATTCTCGGACTGTCCACGCTCGACCTGATCGCGCTTGTCCAGCGCTACATTTTCGAGCGCCATGCCAAGAAGGTGAACCTGATGAAGGTGCCGCTCGATGACGAGGCGGTGCTGAAGAACTTCGCGGCTGGTCTTACGACCGGCGTCTTCCAGTTCGAAAGCGCTGGCATGCGTAAGCTGCTGCGCGAGCTCGGCGCTGACGGCTGCATCTCCTTTGACGATATCACGGCTGCGACCGCGCTCTATCGACCAGGTCCGATGGAGTCCGGCATGATGGAGAGCTACTATCTCCGCAAGCAAGGCAACGAGACGACCGACTACGACCACCCGCTGATGGAAGACGTCCTGCGCGAAACGTTCGGCGTTATCGTCTACCAGGAGCAGGTCATGAAGATCTCTCAGGTGATCGCCGGCTACACCGGCGCGCAAGCTGACAAGCTGCGTAAGATCATGGGTAAGAAATTGCCCGAGGAGATGAAGAAGGAGCGCCAGAACTTCGTCGATGGCTGCGTGGCCACGATCGCCTGCACTGACGAATGGGCAGGATCGCTGTTCGACAAGATCGAAGGTTTCGCCGGCTACGGCTTCAACAAGTCGCACTCCGTCGAATATTCCTTGATCTCGTGGCAGTCGATGTGGCTGAAGACGCACTACCCGGTCGAGTTCTTTGCGGCTGCACTGTCGCTGATGGACGAAGACAAGCTGCCGGCGCTCTTGCGCGATGCTGGACGCTTCGGCATCGACGTCAACATGCCAGATATCAACATCTCCTCGGAACGCTTTGAAATCGTTACCGATGTCCGGATGGTCATGCCGTTCCAGCGCATCAAGGGAATCTCGTCCAACACGACGAACGCCATCCTCGAGGCGCGAAAGACTGGTCTGTTCGACAACAAGGCCGACTTCCTCGCACGCGTCAACAAGACCAAGTGCAACAAGAAGCACCAGGAGAACCTCGATCTCGTCGGCGCATTCTCACGCATCGAGCCTGGACAGCTTGGACCGAACGACGCGAGCCGCATCCGTGACCAGCTCGAGCTCCTGCCCGGTCTGGTGACAGCGACGGTGCCGGTCAATCGTGGCATGGAGAACGATCGCGCGACCAAGGATCTGATCGAGCAGGTGATCGAGGACTACAAGTCCGACCTGTCGGAAGACGGAATGATGGTGCAGCCGCTGTTTGGTAAGAACGCCGAGTTCATGATCATCACGGACGCGCCCAACAATCCGGAAGAGCAGGAAGGTCAGATGTCGATCGGCAAGGCGTCGGCCCCTGTCATCGATGCGCTGATGAGCCATCAGCTTGAGAGGAAGCACGTCTACTGGACGGCGCTGCTCAAACGACCGAAGGCCGGCAAGATGATCACGGGCGACGAGATCCGCATGTATCTGCCCTACCTCGAGCGCGAGATCGACGCCTTGAAGCCACCGATCATCGTGCTGCTCGGCTCGACCGTGGTCCGACACTTCCTGCCAGACTTCACCGGCAAGGCGTCAGATCAGGCAGGCAAGATCGTCTACCACAAGGAGCTCGATGCGAACCTCGTGGTCGGCTTCTCACCCGGCGAAATCTACTATGCGCCTGAAAAGCAGGAACTGATGGACGACGTCTTTGCGTCTGTCGTCGATCTCCTCGACTAGCCGCCCGCAATCCGCGCAGCGATGCGCTATTCTATCAATACATCGAAGGAACCGAACATGAGTGATGAAAAGAAAGAGACCCAGAAGATCACGGTGCGCAACTACATCGACAGCGCCAAGATGAAAGAGGATCTGGCCTACTCAATGGCCGACCTCTCCGGCGCAATGTCGCGCCAGGCGCAGATGTTTGCCCACTATGGCGAGATCGCAGCGAAAGCCGCACGCCAGGTGGACAATATCAAGCTGCTGCAGGACAACACCGAGGCTGCCGTCTACCGAGCCCTGCGTGACCGGATGGTTGCCAACGGCGAGAAGACGACCGAAGCCCTGCTCGACAAGATGGTGACGCGCCATGAGCGTGTGATCGCGGTCAAGAAGGCGCTCAACGAAGCCAAACAGATCGAAGCGGTCGCAAAGATCGCGGTCGAGTCCTTCCGGCACCGGAAAGACATGCTGGTGCAGCACGGCGCTACCGAGCGCGAGGAAATGAAGGGCGAGCTGGTCACAAAGCTGCGCTCCTCCCGTGAAGAGGATCTCAACGATCTGAAGAACGGCTATCTCGAGCGCGTCAAAAACAAAAACGCCGCTTAAATTTCACGCAATCCGACGATTTCTCGTCTATTTATCAGTCAGTCAACATTGACTGACTAACAACCCCGGAGACCTCAACATGAACAAACTCATTTCTTTCGTCCGCAAAGCAGTGGGCGCCGAGCAGACCGTCGACAAGATCATGGCGCCGATCACCAAGATCGCATCCAAGCTCGAAGCTCACGAAGCCGCCCAGAAGGGCCTGGTCGCTGCCAACCGTGACGCCATCAAGCGTGCCGAAGCTGCTGCCGACGCTGCCGCCCTCGCCGCATCTACCGCTGCTTCCAAGCGCGCCAAGATGCTCGAAACGTTCGCCTGAACAATCCTCGAAAAATAACACGCAACCCAACCCGAAACTGTCTATTCTACATTTAGCGAATTAGCGAAATCGCTACCGTCGAAAGACAAGCTCACAACCTACGAAGCTCACAAAAGGAAAAGCTCGAAATGGCACTCTCCCCCGCACTGCAAAAGCTCGTGTCGCAAGGCGCAAACAAGTATTCTCGCTCCACAGGCGAGCGCATCAAGCCGAAGGAAGGTATCAACCGCTACCGCATCCTCGTGCCTGACGTGAATGCCCAGTTCTGGGCTGACCTCGGCGTCCACTGGATCAAGCCCGAGGTTGACGGCAAGGGCAAGCCCATCGCCGTTGTCGGTTGCTCCGACGTCGTCTTCGGCCAACCTTGCGAGATCGACACCGCGATCAACGAAGCGCTGAAGGGCGCGATCGATGAAGACTCCAAGAAGCTTTACGAAAGCTGGCGCGCTCGCAAGACCGTTCTTCTGAACGTCCTCGATCGCTCGAAGGGCTCTTCTGATCCGGACAAGGTGCAGATCCTCGAAATCACGACCGGCACGTTCGGTTCTGTCCTCAACATCATTCAGCAGTATGCCGAAGAAGGCGAAGACGTTCTCGATCCGAACTCGGGCATGGACATCTCCATCACCCGCGCTGGCAAGGGTCTCAACACCGAATACACGGTCAACATCGCGCCGGGTCAGTCGAAGGCCGTCACGAAGGCGCACCTGAAGGAAGTGCATGACCTGACCAGCCACATCAACAAGGAGTTCTTCCGCGGTGATGAGCAGAAGGCGCTGAACTTCATCGCCCAGGTCGCACAGGTCAGCATTCCGCGTCTCGGCAACAAGACGCCGACCGCAGCACTGACCTCGCGTGCAGCTCAGGTCGATCCGGACGTTGATGCCGATGCCCTCGCAGACGCTGCTGATCTCGACGAAGCACCGTTCGAGACCGAAGAAAAGGAAGAAGTCGTCACGACCAAGGCGGCTGCTCCCACAACTCAGAAGGCTTCGTCCAAGCCTGCTGTCGTTGAAGAAGACGTTGTCCTCGATGACAACGACCTCGACGACGTCCTTGCAGACCTGGACAGCATCTAAGTCGTCACTGCGCCGCGCGTAAAAGCGCAGTGATCTCTGGCCCGGCACGTCGCGCTGCCGGGCTTGTTCGTCAGGAGGTTGCCATGTCTCCGTTCGTTCCGCGACCTC